CTACGATCGTTCCCCATGCGGCCGTCGCGGTCGGAAAGGTGACGAGCGCCGCGTTATTGCCCACTGCCGGCCCCGTACCGGCAACGCCGAACGTGATCGCCATACGGGTATAGGCCCCGCCCGTTACCTCGGTGCCGCCCGTACCTGCCGGCATTGTCGGCGTCGTCGTGAAAAGCGCGACAAAAAGCGTCGTCGGCATCGTCATAGCCGTGACGCCCAAAAGGTGTTTGAGGAGAGATGTTTCGAAAGCGCCTGAGAGTGCCATTTTGAGTAGTCCTAATAAAGTTAACCGAACGAGCGCGAGCGCATTTTCAACGGGGCCGCGCCTAGCTGCGCGCGTTGCGTCGAGACTTTCAACGTGTCCGCGCCGGCCGAATAGAATTGCGCCCAAACACTTACGCGGCCGTCATCTTTCAGATATGGGGCCGATTGGAGAAGCGCCCCATACATGTAGAGATTCGGATGGTTTGCAATGAGCCAATTCGTTTGATTTGCCGGCGAGAGGGGCGGGATTTTCCCGTGGTAAAGCATCTCGGCCGTGTAGGCCGTATCGGGCGTCGGCAAGAATTCGAATTGCTTGCCGGCAACCGAAAAGAATTGCGGTTGCGCTGGCACGGCGTACCGCATGCGGCGCTTATCTAGCTCATTGAGCGGCAAATACTCGACGGTCGGCGCACCGTTAACCGGCTTGCTGTTCACGAGAAAACGCAGATTGACCATTTCGATAAAATCGGCGGGCACGACGCAAAATTGCGTTGCAATGAGCGCTTGCGAGCGAACCATCAAACCCGAGCATCGAAACCGCTCGTCTGCGTTCATCGTGGCCTCGGCCAATTGAATGAACGTCGGAATCGAGGCCGCGAGGTCGGCTCGGTTAAGCCAATCGCCGAGCGTCGAAACGAGCGAGTCATATGTCGAGATAGTCATTTAGACTTGCCCAGGCCGAACGCGGAAAAACCGGTTTTCCGAATCGTTGAGCCATGCCTTTAGGCGCTTGGGGTCTTGGGCAATGCCGCGCTTTCGAAGGTCGGCGAGCACGGCGAGGGGGATTCGTGCGACGTGGTGCAACCCGTCGCCGTAGCGCGCGCGCTCGTCGACTTGATTGAACAGGGTCTTATTTCCCTCGACAATCGCCTCGGCGTCTTGGATTGTCTCAATCGTGGCCGTGTCGCCGGCCTCGTCGTAATGCCACTTTTCGACGATTCCGAATTCAGGCATCACGCTAAACAAACGAGTTTCCATACATCACCTGTAAAAAAGGGCCTCGGGGCATTGCCGCGAGGCCCTTAGTACGCCTACTGAATCAGTCGAAACTGATTACGAGAAGTCGGCATAAATCGCGTGCGCGAGCGGGTTTTGAACCTTGATTCCCCATTCGACGAGCAATTGCTTTTTCTCGCTGTCGCCGGTCTTGGCGAGGTCGATCGTCATAAAGTCGCGAAGCTTCACGACGCCGACGTATTCGGTGTCGATCGCTTGCATCGTTGCTTCGCCCTTGAACCGGTCGGGCACAATCGTAACTTCGCCAAAGTCCGAAACGTAGACGTCGGCCGCGCCCACGATCGACGCTTGCTGTCCCGCTGGCACGTCGCGAAAGCGGGTCGCGATACCGGCAAACGCGCTAATCTTTACCTTGGTGCTCGGGCCGGTCAAAACGAGGTCGGCTTTGCCGCCGTTCGTCCATTGCTTTTGCAACATGAGCTTGAAATTGATTTCGCTCACTGCTGCCGGCGTTCCCGGCGTCGCTGCGCCGTTCGGGTAGCCGGTGCCCAGGCCGTTCGCCGCAACGCCGCCCGAATATGTCGGGTCTGCGCCGCCTACGCCGCGCACCGTGTTCGTGGTAATGAACGCCTCGAAACCGGCCGTATTGCGCGCGGTCGTATCGGTGCCCGGTACGGCCACTTGTCCCGAGCATGCGATCGCTTCCATATCGCGTTTAAGCTCGGCCCCGCGCTTGGCGAGTTGATAAGCCAATTCCGATTTACGGCCGGCCTTTTTCACGCGCTCGACGGTGCCCGAAACCGTGACGTTTTTCGTCGAGATTTGGGTGTAATTGCCGAGGCGAGTCGTCGGGCTCGACGTCACCATAACCGCGTCGCCGCCTTCAATCGCCGCGTTTGCGGTGTTGACTGCTGAGAGGGCGTCGGTTTGCCACTCGTAATAGGTGTTGTCGATTCCGCCGCCCGAGCCCACGTTCGAAATAAACGGGGTATCGATAGGCGAAATGTTCGAGATGATATCGGCGAGGTTCTCGCGGATACCCTTTGCTTGATACGTGCTAAATGTGCCGGTCGGCTGCGCCATGATTGCGAGTCCTTACAAATAGAGTTCGAGTGCGGCCGCTGCGTCTGCAACCTTGCCGCTCTTTACGAGACGTTGACGCGCACGCGTGGTTTCGCTGGCACTGCTAGGCTTCGTCGCTTCACGCCCTGGCGTCGCCGGCTTTACCTTGCTTTGCGGCTTTTCGCCGTTCGGCTTGAGATTTGCCTTTGTTGCCTGGGCCTTGCTAAAGAGCATCGCCTCGCGGAGCATCACGACGGCGCGGTGATCTGCAATCGTGTTTAACTCTGCGTCGGTAAAGCCCCTCGACTTGGCGAATTCCCAAATTTGGGCCTTTTCAGTGGCCGCTACTTTTGAATCCTTCCATGCCGGGAGAGCTTCGATAAGCTTGCCGCCTTCCGCTTGCACAAATTCGCGGGCACGCTTGGCCGTATCGGCTTGGCTGTGCTGCGCGGTAATCTGCTTTTGCGTTGCGATGGTTCGCAATTGCTCTTGATACGAACGCCACATTTCGCGAGCCGCCGCATACTGGCCGGGGTCTGCCTGATACAAGGCATTCCAGTCCGGTTCCTGCGGTTGAAGCTGCGTTAAAAGGGCGCTTGCCTCGTCTAATGCCTGTGCGTACTGCGTGCGAATCTGCTGCGTTTCGGCGGCCTCGTTCGCTACGGCTTGCCGTTGCGTCGCGATTTCGGTCGTCTTGCGCGTGTAATCCGATTGACGGAGATAACCCTTAGAAAGCTCGTCGAGAGTGACCGTTTGCGGCTTGCCTTCGATTTCGAAAGTAACCGTTTTGGGTTTCGCGACTGGCTCGCCTTCTGTTTCCTCGGCTTCCTCGGTTTCGGCTTCCTCGGGTTCGGCTTGCTCCTCGACTTCCTCGCCTTCCGGCGTTTCGTCGACTTGCTCCTCGTTCTCGTTTTCGCCCGCTGCTTCTGTCTCGTGCTCCTCTTGGGTGTCGGCCGGGCCGGACAAAAGGGACTCGAAAGCGCTTACTACTTGGTCGGTACTCATGCCGGTGCTCGTGGGCGTGTCGGCTGTACTGGTAGGCATGCTATAACCCCTTTAGATTGGTTAGGGAACCTAAATTATTTGGCCGTGCGGAGCCGCGCCATTTGTTGCGCGGTAATTTTCCCGGATGCAATCATTGTGTTTAGATGCTGCACAAAGTCGCGCGAGACTTGCAGGGCGAGAAAAATTCGCTCGCGGCCTTGTTCGTCGGCGCTTGCCGTCTCTTTCCACGCGCGCACGTATTCGCTTTCGAGCGCCTCGACGGCCGTTTTAAAGATATCGTTTTCGAGTAGCTCGGCCGCACGGCGGCCCCTATCGATCTCTTGCTCTTTAGTCATATTTTGTTACGCCTTGGGGGCCGGTTTCGCCTGGGCCGCATGCTTCGCGGTTTCGGCCTGGGTGTTCGCGGTATGCACTGCGGCGTGGTGTTCCATGCCGGCCGCCACATGCTGTTGCACCGCATTGACGTTGTTACGGTGCGTCTCGTGCGCGGCGTTGAGCGCGTTTTGTTGCGTCGTGTGCGCGTGTTCCGACGCGAGGTTTAGAACCTCGGCACGGGCCGCCATCGCGCCGGTATCCTGCGCCGACTTCGCATGTATGAGGGCGCGCGTCGTCTCGTGCTCTTGCGTCATCTGTTGGATATCGGCGTTCGTGGCGTCGCTCTGTTGCTGGCCGCCGTACTTGAGCGAAAGCTCTTTTTGACGCAAAAGCAAATCGGCCGCGCTTTCCTGGCGCTCGCGCGAATCCGTCAATTGCGCTTTTTGGGCTTCGAGTTTTACCTTGTCGGCTTGCACCTGTACGCCGGCTTGTGACGCCTGGGCCGCGATAAGCTGCGGGTTCGGTGCCGGCTGTTGCTGCGGGGGTTTCCAATCCGGGGGCACGTCGCTAAAGAACGCGCTCGAATCCTTGAACCCGGCAAACTCAATCATTCGCTTAAGCGTGTGCGCGTACTGCGAAACCGAGACGAGCGGGTTTTGCGGCCCGAGTTGCATAAAGATTTGCTCTTGCTTGGCCGCAATCATTTGGAGCACGCCGATTTTCGTCTCGTTCGTGCCACCGCCCAGGGCAATATTTACGCAAACATTGAGGTCCGCAACCCAGGTGCGCGGGTCCATCTCTACCCATTGGCCGCGCAATTGAATCATGCGCGTGCGGTCCTGGTTCTTTACGATCAAATGCAAAATGCCCTTGAACAATTGGCGCATGCCATCGGCGAGCACGCGCGCGATAAGCTCGACGCGGCCTTGCGATTGGCTAATCGTGTTCGTCACGGCCGCCTTAGTCGTGCTTTGCATAATCTCGGGGTCGAGGCCCATTGATGCCTTTGAAACGCCCGTGCGCATCTCGCGCACGCCGTCGATATAGTCGAGCATAGGGAATGCCGCTTGCCCGACGAACGCCGTGTCAAGCTGCTGCACCGCTCCCTGTTGCCGAATCCGCACGACTGCGCCCACCTCGTTATTGAGCAAGTCGTCGAAATTAACTTGCCCCTCGACGGCCGCCATGCGTGGATGAATCGATTGAGCGAGCGAGTCGAGCGAGTTACGCCAAACGTGCGTTTTGATTTTCTGGATATCGCCCGTTACGTCATACAGGGAGAGGCCGAAAAATGTGTGCGGTTCCGGGTCGCAATGGAAAGCCGCAAACGGCACATGGTCGAATGCCTCGATATCGATAATTCGATACGACGAGCCAATCGTGCAAATCCGCACAAGCTCGGCGATACCGTCGCCGTCGAGGTCGAGATGCAAATACGCCTCGGTATAGAGCATGCGCGAATTCGGCATGCTGCCGCCGACGCCGCCGTTTAGATTCATCGCGAACGGGGCGCGCGTGACGGCCTCGATTTGATAATCTAGCTCGGTACTCTGCGCCTCGTCGGTGAGGTCGTCGGGGTCATAACCCATCGCGGTTAAGTCCGAAACGGTTTTCATCGAACGGTGCGCCACCACCGTAAAATCATCGAACGAGCGCGCGCGCCGGTCGATCAAAAACTCTTCGGGAGGTAGCGACATAACGCGGAGCCGGCCGCGCTTGGTGCGCCGCTTTACCTCGGCGTCGACGAGCGGCGTTTGCTTGCCGGTGAAAGGGTCGAGAACCTCGTTATCCTTTCCCTTCAATTCGGTGACGCGAATTTCCTCTACTTCGCTATCCTGTTCGAGCACGAACAGGGCGAGCGGGTCGAGGCCGGTGTAATGCTCGGTCGTTACGCGCTCGGTTTCATCCCACCAAAATTTTACGAAACCGGTCTTTCGAATCAACGCATCCTTAAACGTGCTGTGCAGCACGGCAAAGCCGTCGTTATCACGGTTGAAAACGTAGTTTGCGTAATCGGTCGCGGCCTGGGCCATGTTGACCGTATTCGCGCTTTCCGGCTCATACGAAACGACGGTATCGCCCGACGTGTAAATGCGCAGCAAGTCGGGCAAAAGCCCTAACACACTGTCGCGAACGTCCATCGAGATAATCGACGATTGCCCCTCTTGCTCGTCGCCGTAAGGGTCGCCGCGATACCGCGCGGTTGCGTCGGCACGAGCGATTGAAACCTCGGTATCGATAAACGAGACGGCCTCGGTTAGCTCGCTCATTACGAGCGATTGCACCTCGTCGCCGCTCATCGATTCGTCTGAATCGCTGCGTTCGTCGAGATACTCGTCTAGGGCGTCCGTATCGCCGGGCGTAATACGCGGCATTACTTGCCCTTTTTCGACATCAAACCCTTGGCGTAGACGGCTTTACCGCCCCCGGCCGGCTCTTTCGAGCCGCCCGATTTATTGCCGAAACGTGCGGGCGTTTTGGTCGCCTGATTCGTGCCCTTGGGGGCCGACTTGCCGTTCGTGCCGTCGCCAAACGTGCCGATTGGTGACATGCTTTGCTTGCCCTTAACCGACGCTTGGCCGGAAAGATTGCCGTCGCCGTGCGTCGCCTTGCTCGCTTGGAGCCAATTCTTTTTTGGGTCGGACATTGTGAGGATTCCTTAGTAATGTGGTCAAGCGACGGCGACGTTACGACGGAGGGGCTTGCCCCAGGTTTGATAACCACCGCCCCCGGCGAGCGTCGCGGCGTCGCTGGCAAACGTCAAAACGAACGCGTCGGCCAAATCGGGGGAGCGCCGTAGACGCTTTTTGGTTATGTCTTTTGCTTCGGCTTGCACTTTACCGGAGCTATCCGCCACTTTGTATTTGACGCTCACAAGCTCGCCGCAAAGTGCATCGTCT